CGTTTGTATCGAAGTACATCCGGGGATTCCCATCCCCATCCGACAGCACGACGTAATTATTGGAAGTGCGGATGTCGAGGCCACTTTGGTTGCCGTTGTATGCGCCAATGATCGTGTTGCGTGAGCCAGTGGTAATTTCTCCGCCAGAACCATTTGCCACTTGACCTTGCGGGCCAATGAACGTGTTATATTTTCCTGTGGTTAAGTTAAATCCTGCACCAGCACCAATCGCTGTATTGCCGCCACTACCTGAAAAATTAGATGTATAACCGGCTTGAAACCCAATAAAAGTTTGATAATTTGCAGTTGAACTGGTATAGCCCGCAGTGGTTCCAATCGCCGTTAAATACAAGCCAGTCGTGTTGCTATACCCCGCCTGATAACCAACAGCAGTGTTGTTAGAGGCGGTGGTGTTGCTACCCAGAGCGCTATTTCCAAGTGCGGTGTTGTAGGAGCCGGTTGTATTAGTCTGCAAGGCGGCTGGGTTGACTCCCGGCACACCGCCACCAACTGCGGTATTAGCCGTTCCCGATGAATTAGAACGTAAGGCACTAGAGCCGATGGCTACATGACCACTACCCGTATTAGTGTTAGCAAACCCAAGCGCCAAACTGCCAACAGCCACATTAGATGCACCAGTGGTGTTTGTTGTTAATGCACTGTTGCCGAATGCCGTGTTTTCTGCGCCACTCGTATTAGCCGCCAAAGCACTCGCACCCACCGCAGTGTTGGTGGACACAGCACCAGCGCCTTTACCGACTGTTAAGCCTTGAATAGAAGCACCATTAGCCAATGTCAGGCTAGTGCCGTTAAAAGTCATGTTTGCAGACCCAGCAAACGCACCCGCGTTGTTGTACTGAACTTGCGTGGTGGCGCCACCGGGAGTCGACGTAATGCTAATATTGCCCGACCCCAAGATACTGGTGCTATTGATAGTCTTGAAATCAGTGCCAGAGACGGCAGCAGCTACTGCGGTGCCGTTACCAACAAGCACTCCAGTGACTGAAGTGGATAGAGTCAAGGCTGGCGTCGCGCCACCGGAGCTCGTGCCTGCAAAACCATTTGCCGAAGCTACGGATACTGCGGTAACCGTTCCTCCTGTGCCAGTAGCAGAAAGAGTGCCAGCGGCAAAACTAACACCCGTACCTATTGTTACGTTACTAAACCCACCAGCGCCATTTCCATACAAAATACTAGTGCCGCTAGTAGCTGGCGCATAGTCAGTGCCGGAAACCGCCGCGCTGATTGCGGTGCCGTTACCCTTTAGAACGCCTGTAACCGTTGTCGAAATAGTAATCGCAGGTGTTGACGTGGCCGTGGCTTGCGATACAGAGCCTGCAAAGCCATTGGCTGAGGCTACCGATACCGAAATCTTATCAGCCAAGAGCGTAACCGTGCCAGCACTGTTTTTGTAATAGAGCTTGCCGTCTGCGTAGTTCAGTGCAAGCTCGGCACCATTAGCGGAAGAAGTAAGGTTCGCCGCTGACGGGATATTCGAAGCGGTTCCGCTGCCATAAATAAGGATGGGGGTATAACCTGACTGGGCCATTAGAAGGCACCTCCATAAATACCTGTTGTAGCTGTCACAGTTGTGAATTTGCCAGTAGAAGCGGTTGTAGCCCCAATCGGTGTTCCATCTATAGCCCCGCCTGTAATTGCCACACTGCTTGCGTTTTGCGTCGACATGGTGCCCAAACCCGAGATGTCCGTGTTAGGAATCGTGGTCGATGCAGTAAAGGCTGAAGTGCCGTTACCCTTAACGTAACCCGTTAAAGTAACCGCTCCAGATCCACCATTTGCCACCGGCAACGCAGTACCAGACAAGGTAACATCCAAAGTACCACTAGTCGTAATTGGAGTGCCTGTGACTGACAAAAAGGCTGGGACAGTCATCGCAACCGAAGTTACAGTACCACCTGCAGCCGGGGTGGCTGAAACTGTGATGCCACCTGCAGTGTTTGAAATGGTGACGTTAGTTCCTGCGGTGAGTGTACTTAACGTGTAACCGGTACCATTACCAATTAAAAGCTGTCCATTGGTGGGAGTCGCCGTAACGCCGGTTCCGCCATAACCAATCCCGATTGTTGAACCATTCCATGTGCCCGCAGTAAGAGTACCAACACCTGTGATACCCGTGTAAGACCCGGTAAGCCGTGAAGTGCCAAGCGTTCCTGAGGATATGTTTGATGCGTTGGTTGTATCGGTTGTGGCTGAAGCTGCCAAGCCTGAGACCGCACCAGCGGCGATAGCAATCGAAGTATTCGTAACCGACGTGACGCGCCCATAAGTATCGACCGCAAAAACAGGCACTTGAGAAGCCGAACCATAAGTCGAAGCCGATACGCCGCTTACATCAAGCGACATCGTTTTGGCGGTTGATCCATCAAAGGTCGTTCCGCTATTAAGGACCAAACCCGTTCCGGCAGTCAGCGCCGCCGTAGTGGTAGCCGTAACCGTTGTCGACCCACCCAGGCTAACCAAATTGCCGTTAATGGTGATCGAGCTATTGGCAAGCTGAGCGTTGGTAATCGAGCCGGAGGTGATCTGATTCGCGTTAATGGCAATCGAGCTATTCGCGGCGACGGTTATTTGACCCTGGGCATTAACCGTAAAGGTTGGAACTTGGGAGGCAGATCCGTAAGCGGCTGCCGTTACGCCCGTGTTGCTGATGTTGATTGTGGTGGCAGGCGAGAAATTAAGACCCGTGCCTGCTGTGTAAATCTGGGCGGACGATACTTGAGCAAAGGTGATTGCCGTGGTGCCAAAAGTAATCGTACCCGAGGTGTTGCAGACATAAGTTTCCCCGGCCCCGGTATTGCCGGAGGTGACAAAAAATGCGTCGCCTTCACCTAGTGCATTAGGATCTTTTAGCCCGTATGAATCCGCGTCGGCTGTTCTTGTTAGAACCCAAGCAGTCGAACCATTGCCAACGACCGAAACTTCGTAAATACCGTTTTCAAATGCGTTCGTCTGGTTGTAAACCAGAATGCGATCGCCAGGGGACGCAGTCGGGCCATCCGGCGCAAAGGCTGCCAAGGTGCCTGCATTGGTAAGCGTAGCGCCAACCCCTGATGTGCCGTTGTTATAGGTCGCATTCAAGTTACCGGTCGTGCTTGGAACCTCATACTTAACCGGCGTGTGATAGGTAATGCCCTGCGCCGCGATCGTATCGACATAGGACTTATTGGCAATATCGTTTGCGCTTGTGGGCGTCGTGCTGATCGTGCCTGAAGTGGTCGTTAACGACGTAAACGTGCCAGCCGCGGCAGTGGACCCACCAATTGCCGTGCCATTGATTGACCCGCCGGTGATCGTAACATTGTTAGCATCCTGAGTTGACATCGTCCCCAGGCCGGACACCTGAGTATTCGTAATTGCGATATTTGTATCGGCAAGTGCAGTTAACTGGCCCTGCGCATTAACCGTAGCGGTCAGGGTTTTGGAGGCCGCGCCATAGGAAGCAGCCGTAACGCCTGTGTTTGATATGGCAATCGTTACTGGTGTCGAGCCGTCATAACTTGTTCCGCTTAATCCCGTGCCGATCGTAAGAGGGTTCGCCGCGGCTGCTGTAACAGTTACCGTACCGCCAAGACTCACCAAGTTCCCATTAATCGTAATTGCGCTATTTGCAAGCTGCGCATTCGATACAGTTCCGGAGAGATCCGAAGTCGGTACTGTTGCTGTTGCCGTAAAAGCAGACGAGCCATTTCCTTTTACATAGCCCGTTAGTGATGACGCACCTGTACCACCGCTTCCAACCAATAACGTGCCTGACAATACAATATTGCCACCTGTAGGTGATGATGGCAATAAGCCCGTACCCCCACCGCTAAATGTAACTACACCACCTGTTAGTGAAAACTGCTGCCATGAACCTGCTGTAAAACCTTCAAACGCATTTAGATTTGAGTTGTATCTAAATTGTCCATCAGTGCCAACAGGTCTTTGCGCAGTTGAGCCACCAGGCAAAAGCACAGCCCCAGTGCCTGGAAGTGTAGGATCATTGGCAATTGAAAAAGTAGGATTACCCGCAACACCATTTCCATCTACTACAGTTATTTGGTTTGCTGTGCCTGTAAGAAGTCTAAGTCCTGCATTTGTACCTGAGTTAACAAACGCAATGCCTGAGCCACCAAGATTCGCGAATGACGCGGCCAGGCCTGTCAACGAAATAATAGGATTAGCGCCTGTGCCATCAGCATTAGCAACATTAATACCTAGGCCTGAAGTAGTAAGCTGACGATTAACAATCGTTGATGCACCAGTTTTAACTATAAAACCAGAACCTGCTGTTTCAAGCGAGCCGGACGCACCATTAAGAGTAATGCGATAAAATGACGTTGCACCACCATCAGTAAGACCTAGGCCAGTCCCTGTTGATAAGTATCGACTATTAGGTAAAGATAGTTCTTGATTTACAGTTAAGAACGTTTGCGTTTGACTTGGCGATGCTGCAATTGCGCCTGTGGTTGTTTGCTTAGTAACGCCATTTTGGACAATGGGTACTAGCTCAGAGCCAGTAATTGCACCTGCGGCGGGTAATTGCGTGATGGTAACGTTTGCTGTCATATTACGGACTCAAATTGTTAAGGTTACCATTTTGCGCTGGTGTAGCGGTGTTT